GGCAGTTTTGATCTCATGGTTTACAATGACAAAGAGGCCAGGTCTCTTGGTATTAAGCAAGACGACGATCCTTATGATCATTACGAGCTTGACGCCTTTGGCGTTACTACTTACGGACGAGGACGTGGTCGGGGTTTTGAGCCCCTTTCCACTTACAAGAACCGTGAGGAAGACGACGATTGGGCAGATGGCGACGCTTATCGTATGAAGAACGATTGGGCGCAGGCTGAGATCGATAAGCGAAAGTCCCGAGGTTATGAATCGGGAGGCTCGTTGCCCGCGGATTTAAAAGTCCAAGCCCCTCCGAAGGCCCAGGAGGAGGCAGTATCCACGACGGGCAGCTCGAACGCTGGAGAGCCAGAGCTCCCATCGGGGAAGGTAGAGAAGGAGGCGTCGCCAAGTGGTTCGACCAAATCGGAACAGCCAATCTCAAAGCGCGAGCAAAAGCGCCGAAAGAGGTTGGAGAACGCCTCCGTCGTGCCGCCACCGCCTTCCCCGAGCTCGGAGCCCTCGGCCATCCAGACCGACGTCCTGAAGCAGCTAGAAAGTCTTTTAAGCTCCAAGCTGGCAGACGAACGGAAGAGAAACGAGCAGATGATGACGTCCTTGATCGACTCATTAGCGAAACAGCTAACGTGTATCCCTCCACCACCGCCGCGTACGCCCAGCGAGCCTCAATCTTCGAAAGTAGTAGAGCCCTCCGGGAGTGGTTCGAAACCGAAGTCAGGTTAGTTAAGCAAGACGCGAAGCCAGGCTTTCCGTTAGTTCGGCAGTATGAGTCTGTGGCAGCGGTTTTGGAGGATGAGGGGACCAGTGAGTTGTTCAATGTGTTCGAGGACAGGCTGAGAAGGCTTGGTAGGTCATCATATGGCAAAGGAGAGAATTGGTCGGCTGAGGAGCTTGTGCAGCTTGGCCTTTGCGACCCTGCCTATGTAATAGTAAAGGGGGAGCTCCATTCGCGGAAGAAGCTCGATGAGGGCAGAGTACGCTTAATAATGGTGTTCTCCCTGGTAGACCAGCTGATTGAGAGGTTCTTGTTTGGGCCACAGAATCAGGCCGAGTTGCTTCATCATGAATCGATCCCGTCGAAGCCCGGCATGGGCTTGCATGACCAGGGGTTGGTGGAGATTAGAGCCGCGAGAGATAGAATCCTCAAGCCTTGCTATACCGATGCTAGTGGCTACGACTGGAGAGTCCAGTGGTGGCATTTGCAGA